GTGTTCCGCGCCGGATCGGCGGTTGTGGTACCAGAACGCCCGCCCGACAGTGCCGACCAGCCGCCGTAACCGGCCGACGCCTTGTAGACCTCGGACCATGCGTACTTCCAGCGGTTCGTGCCGTCGGCGGCGTTGCCCGTGATCTCCGCCCAGAACGCATTGCGGTCGACCATCGCCGGCGGCGCCGGCGGCTGGCCGTCAGGCGTGCGGGCATAATCGGGGTGGACGTCATCACTCATTCCAAAGCTTCTCCAGCCCGTCGATCACTGAGACCGCCGCCGCCATTAGGCACGCGCCGCCAAACGTAGAGGGTATGTACCAGCAGGCCAGGACGGCATTGCCGACGGCCGCAAGGAAGTAGATTGTGACGAGCGCCTTTTGGTGCTTGCTCATAGGTCACCGGGGCGGACGTGCCGTCCGCCGTTAAACAAAGTCGCGCCTCTGTCGTCCTTCGTGTCCTCTGTGCCCTTTGTGGCCATGGTGATTGCCGTTATCAGTCGTATTGCGTCGCCGTCATCGAATCGACGACGGCCGGTCCTGTGGTGTCCGCGACCACGGGCGTGATCGCCGTCGCGTCGCCCGCCACGCCGGCGGCCGTCACGGCGCGTGCGGCCAACTTTACCGTGTCGCCGTGCGTGTACGGGCCGATGGTGTCGGACAGTTTGATGTTGCCGGACCCCGAGACGGTCAACGTCGCCTCGGGCGACGCAAAGTCGTAAGCCTTTGTCGTGAGGTCGTACCTTGCGACCTTCACCTGCGTCGCGGCCGCCGGCTCGTCTATCGTGTTGTACTGGACGCGGACGGCGACCTCTCCGCCTGAGACCGCCTCTGCCGTGGCGGATGAAAGCGGGTTGGGCTTCTGGCCCAGGAGCGTGTCGGATTCGATGCGGATCCTCTGGGCGTTGGACAGTTCCGAGTCGACGTCCGACTCGGAGACTGCACGCACGGCCAGGAGATAGTCGGTGTCGGACTCGATGCCCAGGTTGTCGGCGACGTCGACCAGATCGAGGCTATTGATGCCCTGCGGGACAAGTGCCACGGGATTATCCTCGTCGATGTTGGCCTCGACCGGGCCCGTGCCCATACAGATCTCGTATCCGGCGTGGGGCAGATCGTCAGCCTGCAGGCCGGCGGACAGGAATGCCGCCATGGCAGACGGCTCGGGTGTCCGCGTGTTCTGGACGGCCAGGCCTGCCGTTATGTATACTGAACTGCTCATAGCTACTCACGAACGCTCATAGCTGCTCACGAACGCTCATGTGCTGCCGGGCGGACGTACTGTCCGCCCTTAAACTCTCGTTCTTGGTGATCTTTGTGCCCTTTGTGGCCATGGTGATTGTCGTTGCCTATAGCGCCACTTCCTGGCGCCTCGCCGCCGCCTGGTTGGTCAGGCCGTAGTTGCGGTCGGCCAGTGTCGCGTTGTCGGAGTCGATGTAGCCGACCGTTCCGGTCGTCGTCCTGGTCGATGAGCCGTCGTCCTCGTCCAGGTGGATGTCGCTCTGGAAATTCGCGCCGTTGCCGGAGTAGTAGCAGTACAGGTCCGTTACCGGCTTGGCGCCTGCGATCCCGTATGTCGTGTTGTTGGTTATCCGGCTGCCTACGATCTGCTGGGCGTCGTCGGTCAGTGTCAGGCCGTACTTGTTGGCGTCCAGCACGCAGTTGACCAGTTGCGAGCCGTTGAGCATATTGACGCCGTAGCCGTCGGCCTGTTCGAAGGCGACGCAGTTGGAGGCGGCCGAGGCGTTGAGGTACATCCCCGTGCACCCGCCCGTCCCTCCCCACGCCGCGCATCCGAACAGAGATGTCTGGTAGACCCGCCATCCGTATGTCGTGAACCCGAACGCCTTGCAGCGGTAGAACGTCGACCACTGCCAGTATCCGCCGTTGTACTCGAACCCGCCGGTCGCCGGGTTGTCGGCGATGCAGTTGGCGAAGTGGCATTCGGTCGCGGCCGAGGTCGCCTCGAATGCGTTGCCCGCCGAGTCCTTGCTGGTCGTGTTGCGGAAATTCAGCCAGTCCTTGCCGGCGTTTGTGATGTTGGCGTTCGCCAGGTCGTTGCCGTCGAGTGTCGCCTGCGTCCCGTCTTCGGCCCAACTCGAGTTGACGCCGACAAACGATATCGGCGAGCCGGTCGAGCCGGAGTTGGTGTCGATCTCGATCCCCTTGGTGTCCTTGGCGTCGAGTCCCTGGTTCCAGGGGCCGACTGAATAGTAGATTCCGTGCGACAAATCGATGTCGGACTCGGTGAAGCCGTCGTTCAGCCAGACGAGTATCTGGTCGTTGTTGGATTTGTAGTTGACCTGGACGACCACGCCGATCCACTCGTCGGGGCTGCCTGTGTCGTTTCGCACGGACGCATTCAGGGGCCAACTGCTGACGTCCGTGTCGACGTCGAGCCAGACCAGGCGCGACTGGTCGCCGGTGCCCTTGAGGTAGAGCGTGTCCCCGGCCGCAAGTGCCGTGGCGTTGCCGGTCCCGCGTATGGCCGCCTGGAAACCGGCCGGGCCTGTCAGTACGTTGGCCGATGAATCGGCGCCCGTGCGGTCGGCGAACGTGCCCTCAGATAGGTCGCAGTAGTAGTCGGTCATGGGCGAACCTCCGGTTCGCGGGCACTGGGCACTGGGGGTTGGGCACTGGCCACGACGGCCGCTGCGTCGAGGCCCTGGCGGCGACAGAATTCCGTGACGTCCGTTTTCCGCCCGTCCCTGGCGGCCTCGACGATCTCGATGAGTTCGGACCGAGGCACGACGTGCATCTCTTCGGCCTCGACGGGATCCGGCAGAACGGTCTCGACGGACCTGCAGTCGATCAGCCTGGAGCCCGCCGGCGGAAGTGTCCGGTGGAACTTGCACCGGCGGAACGTCAGGCCCTTGCGGCCGCGCAGAATCGGCGTGCCTCTCTCGATCGCGGTGAGCGTAGAATCCTCGATCGTATCGCCGTCACGCGCCCTGGCCTCCAGTATCGCCACGGACGTCCCGCGAAACACCGTCGGCTTGGCAACGGAGGGAGCGGAGGAAGCGGAGGAGGGCGCTTCGTTTTGTTGTCTCTCAATCATGCCTTTGGTTTCCTCTGCTGCCTCAGCTACCTCTGTTGCTATTGCCGTTTCGTCAAAACCTTGAACCTATCCAGCTCGACCTGGAATCCGACTTCCGTTTGGCTGTTGTCGGCACGCTGCGCGCAGACGATAGGCTGCATCGCCTGGCCTGCCGACTGCGTCATGTCATACGAGCCGCTTGCCGCCACGCCGTTGACGTAGAACTTGACGTCCGTCAGGTCAGAGAGATCGATTCGGAACGTCGTCAGTGTGTCGTCTACTATGTTGATGCCGCTGTCGGTATCGTCAGTGTCCGTCGTGCCGTCGTCCGATTCGCAGTAGATGTCCAGGCCGCCGGCCTTGATGAGGAACCAGCAGGAGTGGTCGATGTTGTCCAGTGCATCTTCGGGGTTGGTGTGATCGGCGACCAGGCCGATGGCGATCTGTTCGACGGACGTCAGGGCGGCCACGCCGTCGATCTTGACATCGAACTCGACGACAGGATCCTTGTCCGTGTCGATCGTCCTGTTGTTGTCCCACGTCAGTTGAGCGGCCTGTGCCTCATCGGCGTTGGTCAACGCCAGGCGAAACAGGCCGGTAAGTTCGTCGTCGACGTAATCGGCGGTCGCGGAGTTCTGCGTGTCCGACGCCCACGGGGCCGGAAGGGTCTCGCCGGCCGCCGCGTTGAAATCTTCCTCATACTCGTACCGCCCGGCCGAGGGATTGAGTGATTCAAAAACCGCCTCGCCTCGATGGTCTGTTATGTCGGCGAAGTCATACAAACCGGACGTCCCCAGCGCCGACTCACTGCCCGTGGCGATCGCGGCCAGGGGCAGGTAGCAGGTTCCCGCGGGAAAGCCCGTCGTGTTGACAGTCAGCGTGCCATCCTCGTCGAGAAAGATGTAGTTGTCCGCATCGTCCGTGAGCGACTGGCCGGTGGCGCCCGCGTAGTTGACCTCGTACCCGGCGATCACACACCGCCCGGCATTGACGCCGAACTCGAGTTCGGCGCCTGTGTCCTTGTAGACGCGGAGCTCATCCGAGAGCATCGCCACCTGCAGGAGGAACCACATCATTTTATAGAAGTTGGTATAGAACGGCTCTTCTCCCGTCTCGATGAACGGGAATCCGGAGGTCGAATCTTCCGACGCGCTCAAGGCGTTGAGTGTTGCGTCGGTCGGGACTTTGCGTGTTGAGGCCATCGGCTCACTCCTGTGTGTTAGCAACGGAGGTAGCGGAGGTAGCGGAGGAAGGCGCCGACTTGGTTAAAACCAATGCCTCGTGCCTTTGTCGTCCTCTGCTCACTCTGCTACCTCTGTTGCAATCCATATCATGCATCCTGATCGTCGGGCGACAGTGCCCACGAAAGCGCCAGTGTGTCGGTTCCGCTGTCGTAGCTGTCTGCCGACAGATCCGACGGCGGTATCGGCTCACCGGCCAGTGTCACCGTGCCGACGGCCGTCGCCGGCGTCACTGCGTTGCCGGCCTTGTCGTATCCGATCGCGGCGAACTCGTGATCGCCGTCGTCGTACCAGTCGGTGATGTACTCCAGTGAAAAAGTCCCGAAACCGAACGGCCCGGACCCGAACGGCCCGTATCCGAACGGGGCGCCGAACGCCGGGTAGCCGAACGCCCTTTGGCCGAACGGCCCGTAGCCGAAGCCCGGATGCCGGCCCTGCGGCCATGCCTCTATCGGATCGACGTTGATCCGTGAGGCGACGCCCCAGTCCCACGACCCGCCCGAGACGCGATGAAACAGATGATAGTACCCGCCCGGCGGGACCTGGTGCTGGGCGGGCCACGTCAGGCGAACTCGGGATTTTGCGGTGATGGAGTAGGTCACTCCGTGCCCTCCTCTGTGGTAATTGGCTCAACGGCTCTCTTGTCGGCCCTGGCAATCATTCGGCGGCCTCCAAAGGGTTGGTTAGAGGTAAGAGGTTAGGAGTGAGAGACCCAACGGCAACGGCAGCGGGGTCGAATAGTGGTTTTTCGGTGTCCCTCACACGCGCCCGGGCCTTGCGGCAGTACGCCTCATCAATCTCAATCCCGATCCACCGTCGCCCGAGTTTCTTGGCCGCGACGCACGTCGTGCCGGAACCACTGAACGGGTCGAGGATGATGTCGCCGGGGCTTGTAAAGTCCTGGACGATCAAAGTCATCAGCCGGGTCGGCTTCTGTGTTGGGTGGTATCGATATTCGCCACTATCTCGTATCATCCCGTGCCAGAGGACATGATAGTGCCGTGAATATGTGCTGCTGTTCGTCCAGGCGAATTCAACTTGCGCCTTCGTGTAACCTTTCGGAATCCCCTTGTTCCACGCTATCCAGCATTTGCTCGCAGGCAGGCGGTCAGAATAGTAATTTGCCCCGAAGAGGATGGTGAGTCTGCCGATTATCCTCAATCGGTTTAGGGTCTCAACAGATGGCGGTTCTGCGTCCCATTCCTGGCAGCCGTAATCGGTTAGAGGCACCAATCCTGCAACGCCTATCGTACCGTTCTTGGCGATGTTGATTCCGTACGGCGGGTCGGTCACCACGCAATCAACACACCCGGCGGGCATTTCGGCCATCACTTCCCGGCAGTCGCCGTGGATGATGCAGCCGTCTGAGTCGCCGGCCAGTACGGCCTCAATGCCGGGGTGGAGGTTCATGCCGCCAAACAACTCCTCTCGCCGTTCTTGGTGCTCTTTGTGGCCATGGTGATTGCCGTCATACGATCCCCGCCTTGCGCGTCGAGCCAAGTGAGATCGACATGGCGTGCGTCCGTTCAGTCAGCATCAACGTCCGCGCCACGATCCTTGGATACTTTTTAATGGCGCCCGCCGTCTCTTCGAGCGGATAGCCGATGCCTTCGATCCGCGTGATCCGGTCCGTCAGTTTGAGGTTTTCATCCGGCCACTCGATCGGGAGATTCGCCTCGATGCCGCGCCCCTCGAGGGCCGACTGGATCCGCTCGCCGATCAAGGTCAGCTTATTGGAGGCGTCTATCTCGTCCGCCGGCGGGTCGCCGGCGGCGCCGCTGTCGAATATGCTGGACGTCGCGCGCCGCCTGGCGGCATCCGCCGCGGCGCGGTCGAACCACCTGACGGTCGTGTGCGGCGTCCCGGCGGTCGAGCGTTTGGCCGGCTGGACTATCCGCCTGAACGGGCTGATTACCGAGCACGTCAAACGCAGTTTGACCTGGCCTGAATCGGCGATTAACTGCCCTATAAAGGTGTCGGCAACCGTGCTCTTGTCGCCGCCGGGCTTGAGGATCGACGCCAGGTTGGCCGCCTTCAGGCGGACGCCGAGGCGATGGGGCAGCACTGAAAAACCGTCCAGCGGCCGCCAGGTCGAGCCCGCATCAAAACTGACCTCGAGGACCGCCTCTCGCGATGAGCGGCCGCCCGAGCCGCTCGGGTGGAGCGTGAGGCATGGCTTGGGCGGGTACGGCATTCGCGGCCAGGCCCCGGCGGCGTAGTCGGCCAGGTCGCCGACGTCGTCGCCGTTCGTCGCGTTGTACGGCGTGCCCGAATAACGCAGGTCCGTATTGGCATCCCACAGGCGGCCGACGTCGGCGTAGGACGCGAACAGGGAACCCCGCGTCCAGTAGCGTTTGACGTAGGTCTCCGTGTCGCTGTCGGCCTCCTTGCCGGCGAGTATCACATCCGACTGGCTGACGTTCAGGAGTGCCGGATCCCACGCGGGGAACAGGTTGACGGTAACCTCGACGATCTCCCGGCCGCCGGCGACGATCGGCGAGGCGATGCAGTTGGCCGAACTCTCTGCGATCTGGGCGCCGAAGAGGTTTGTTTTTTCCAGGTCCAGGCCGCTCAGCACCAGGTTGTCGTTGTCGTCGATGTCGAGTGCCTGGTGCTTGACGGACCGCTGCGTGCCGGCGTCCCAGGCGACCACCTTTATTTTAGTCTGCGCCAGCGAATCGGCCGTCGCCTCGACGTGCTCGAACGATTCGTATGCATCGTACCCGGCGTGCCGGCAGATCCGGCCCAGGGCCTCCCACATCGATTTGCCGTTGACGTCTAACGCGATCGGAGCGGCGGCCGCGTCGACCTCGTCATCCGTCATCTCGAAATTCGCCACCCACGTCTCGTCGGAGTTGTAGAACGTCTGGAGGTACCTGATCGCCTGATACAGCGTCCAGTATTTCGCGTCCGGGTCGCCGTCATATGTGAACACGGGCACGGGCGTCGCCACGCCGCCCCCGGCGCCGTCGATCTTGATCTCGTAGTCGCTGATGTAGTCTTTGTACCTGTTCGGGCGCCCGCCGGCGTTGAACGCACATCGCAGGCCCGTGCAGTGCAGCAGCGACGACCAGTTGGCCTCAGAGTCCGACGGGACCATGTATCTGCCGTAGACGCAGGTGTCGGATGACAGGCGGTGCGCGTTGCTGCACGCCGTGACGATGAAGCTGTCCGACCCCTGGGAAAACTGCATCTCGTGGTCGACCAGGAAGCCGACGAACACGACGTCGCGGTCGGCCGGATCGGCGTGGTCGGTGGTGACACGCACGATGTTATAGCCGCGAATCAACTGGCGCCACTGCCATGAATACTTGAGCGTCTCGGAGGCGAGGTGCAATTTTGCCTTGGTGATGCTGGGGGCGATCCGCTCGGTTACCTGGTTACAGACGAGGATCTCGTTACTGCGTTCCCAGACCTTTTCGACTTTGGCGTCGGCGGCGATCCCCCACAGCTCCGTGCGGTAGCCGATGGCAGAGCGTGTAAGGCGGCGCGTCCGTGTTGTTCGTTCAGTCACCATAAAGACACAGCCTTGCCACAAAGGGCACAAAGGTCATAGAGGGGTAACGGCCTAAAACCAAAGGCCGCGTCTTGCTTGGTGTTCTTTGTGCTCTTTGTGTCCTTTGTGGCCATGTCGTTATCTGATGTCTCCGCTCAGTTCGCGGACGGCACATTGATATTCCTGCCAGCAGCCCCACTTGGAGTCGCTGGACCTTATGTAATGCCTCCGCCCTGCCGGGCGGTAATCGACTATCACTAACTGCGAGCCTGTCCGGCCGGTATCGTCCTCCCATTCGCTCACCGTCCCGAGCTTCCTAAGCTCCTCGATCGTGTCCTCGAGCGTGTCCATAGCGGCGTCGGCAAGGGCCCGCGTGTTCTGCGTCGCGGCGACCTTGAGCACGGCCGGCCCCCTCACGCCGGTGATCCGGCCGGGGCGCCCTGCGTTCAGCAGCGGCCAGCGGGCCTCGCCGTTCGTGCCGACCGTGCGCAAGGTCTTTGCGACCTGCTGCGCCCGGCCCCAGACCCACACGTGCGGGCCGCTGCCGAATATATCGCTTCCGCCGACGTTCTCAGACATAGCTATCAGTTCTCAGCTATCAGCTCTCAGCTAACGGCTTGCCGCCGCCGCTGCCGTTCAATCCGCAATCCGCAATCGTCAATCCGCAATTCCGTTACTCCATTCCGCTCGGCACAAGTTCCCCGGCCTGGTCGCTGTACTGGCCGATGAACTGCACGCCGCCGTTGTACCTATTGATCGTTATGCCGTGCGTCTGCGCGAAGCGGAACGCGCCCATGACCTCTCGTTCCGCGTTGCCCAGTATCTGATACCCGCCCGGGATGTCGCCCGAGATGAGGCCGCGATCCTCGAATATATCCTCGTGCATCCCGGCCGCCTCGGCGCGGACGTCGGCGCCCAGCGACTCGTCGGCCGCCATGCCGCCGAGTATCCGCTGCAGGCTGTGCAGCATGTACATGCGTGTGGCCCTGCCCTGGCCGCCGGGCAGGTCCTCCAGGACGCCGGGTATGTCCTGTCCCGTCGCCAGCATCGTATTAACACGGGTACGCGCGAGATTCTCGGCGACCGTCATCAGGCCCTGAGACCTGCCCATCATCTGCCGCGACCGCTGCTCGCCGATGCGCGTCGCGTACTCCCTGGCCGACTGTGTGCCTCGCACCCCGGCGTACCGCCCGGCAACGTCCGACCAGGCGGCGCCGCCGATCATGCCTCGCAGGCCACGCATCCTGGCCTGCACCGCCGGGTCGAACGCGGCGCCGTAGACCTGTGCAAGTTCGCGCGGCAGTCCCAGCGACTCGGCCATGAGGTTCGCCGCCTGCGGGCCGCCGGACGCCAGGGCGCCGGATATCTGCCGTGATTGGAGCTCCATGATGTCGACGGCCGACATATCGGCCAGTTGCCGCCCGGCGGCCGCCGCATACTGCTCGAGCGACGGCCCCTTGATCCCGGCGGCCGCTATCATCTGCCTCAGCGCCGTGCGGAGGCGCGACGGGTCGCCTATCCGGAACGACATCGCCGACGCCTGCGCCATGAAATAGTCGGCGGGTATCCCGGCCTTGACCGCCATCGGCAGCGTCTCTGTCAGTATGCCGCCGAGCGACTCCAGCGACAGGCGGCTCTTGCCCGCCGCGATCCCCGCCTGCGCGTAGAACCTGCGGAACTCCTCGGGCGTCATGGCCAGGCCGGACTCGTAGGCCGCGATGCCCAGGCCCGCAGCCGTCCGGCCCGAAGCGCCGAACCCGCGCATCACGCGGAACGCGGCATCCTCGATCCGGCCGAACGCGGCCTTGCCGCCGACTTTCGTGGGATCCAGGCCCGACTCTATCTCGAACGCGGCCGTCCTGGCCTCCTGGGGCGAGATGGCGTATTTCTCGCCGGTGCGGTACATCCAGTCCACAGTCGCCGCCTCCGTGGCGCCCCTTATCTGGGCCAACTGGACGGTCCCCGGCTGGCGCGTCAGGTCGGAGAACTCACGGAACGCGGACCGCATCTCGGCGTGGATCCGGCTGAGGTACTCATGCGATTCCTTGAGTGCTGCGACCAGCGTGGCCAGGCCGGCGGCCAGGCCCACCTGCCAGTTGGTGAATATTGACTTGTTAACGCCCAGCCCCCGCGTCAGTTCATCCATCGCCTCGGACGCCTGCCTGATGCCCTTGGAGGCGCCCTTGGCGCCCTTGCCCAGGTCGTGTTCGGCGCGCGCGGTGTCCCTAATGTCTGCCGCCGTCTTCTTGGCGCCGGATGCCTTGACCTTGATGTCGATGTCTTTGGCCATACTGCGCATGTTCAGGCATGAGACCGGAGGCCGGAGACTGGAGGGACGGCTACAGCCTCAGGCCTACAGCCTCCCGCCTGCCGTTATCACGCATCCGCCGCCCAGACCAGCATCGTCGCCAGCGTGTCGGAGTCGCCGAACAGTGCCGGCCCTTCGATGCCGAACGGTGCGACCTTGCCGCCGCCGTCGCGCTCGGGTATGTCGACGTCGGTCAGGATGCCCGTGAACATAACGTCTTTGACGGTCACCTTCTCGAGCGCCCCGGCCTCGCCGACCGTGTCGATCACCGCGTCGTTGGCGGCGTCGGCGATCAGACCGATCAGCGCGTTCTGGTCGTGCCCGAAGAGGCGGACACGGACGTCGTAGCCGACGACGGCCACATCCTCGACGCCGCCCAGGACGGGGTTTCGGCCCTCCCTGCTGGTGGTCCTGACCACGATCTGCGCGTGTGTTACGCCGTCGACCCCGACGGAGTTGTGCGTCGCGCTGCGGCATGCGTAAATCTTGTCACCTGCTGCCATGTTTCAAATCTCCTGGGCACTGGGCGCGGGGCATTGGGCACTGGTCAAAACCAGAACCGCCCGCCCGCGCCGTGCCGTTGTTGTTGTCGTCATGTCGTTTCCCAATGCCTAGTGCCCAGTGCCTAGTGCCCGTCGTTAAAGCGGATCCGCCACAACGATTTCCAGTGACCCGACGGCACCGATCTTCCTCAGCGCGCCGCCGGCCGCCATCGTGTGCCAGGTATCCCAGATCGGCAGGTGGACGTGCCCGCCCGCACTGCCGGCGTCTATCAGCGCCTGTATGTTGGCCGTGATCGCCTTGACCAGGTCGATCAGGGTCTCGTCCGATTCGTCGCCGCCACGGAACGCCACGAGCTGCAGGAGCACGTCGGTGTGCCAGCAGTCGTCCTCGGTCCGCCTGAAGCGTGAGATCGAGATGCCCAGGACCGGCAGGTTCTTCTCGGTCATCGGATTGATGACCTCGCGCTTGACGGCCTTGAGCGTGTCGCTGACGAGCGACCCGAGGCCCGTCTCGATGTTGCCCAGGCATGTGCTTATCTTGTTAGCCATCTCTCAGTCACAACGACGGCGCTTCGCTTGTTAAACCGCTAGCGGTTTCGCCGCCGTTAATTCCATTCATCCGTCCATGTATCCACCACGTCGCCGAAGGCGTCCTGCATCACAGGCAGGGCCGCCTGGGCGCCCGTGTCGAGCCACCTGAACGCCGGGATCCGGACCGAAGGGACCAAGACCCAGTGCAGCTCGAAGCCGCGAACATCGCCTCGCTTGGTCAGCTTCCTGATCAGCAGCGGCGGCTTGCCCTTTCGCGGTATCAGATCGAGCCCGTCCATGTCGCGGGGCGATTCGTAGCGCTTCGCCTCGTCCGAGATCGGCACGGCCAGTGCCCTGGCCGTCTTGGGAAAAATCGTCCCGCCGACGTTGAGGATCCTCGCATAGTCGGCCGCCGGCGAATCCGCCGGCACGCCCATCGCCGCCAGAGGCGTGTCGGTGTCGATCATCCAGCCGAGTACCGACGCCGCCAGGCCGGACGCGGGGTTCCGCATCTCCAGGCCCAGGTCGCCCCTGACCAGTTGGCCGCGAATGTCCTCGGAGCCCGCGACGGCCGCCGACTCGAGCGCAGAGGCCATGACGCCGGCGCCGCGATCTGCGGCGCGGTTGTGCCGGGCAATCAGTGCCTTGGACTGCGGGTCAAGTTGTATAGTAACGATCATGGCTGTTCGGGGCGGACGTGCCGTCCGCCGTTAAACGCTCATTGCTCATTGCTCATTGTCACAGCATGCGGCGGTAACGCCGCATGGTGGTCCGGACGCCCGGCAGGAGCTTGTCCTGGGCGTAGGCCGTTACCGATCCGCCCTGGGCGGATTGTGCCGATACGCCCAGCGTGTCGCGGCGCTGGTAGGCGAACGACGCCTGCTCGATCGCCGCCTCGACTATGTCGTCGGGCAGTTCCGTCTCGCCGTCGCCGGCGACGTCGCCGGGCAGTACGTAGCCGCCGGTGTAGGTAATTTTTGCCGTCCTGAAGCCCCGCAGCCACCAGCCGGTCTTGTGGACCTCGCCCGAGTCCGGGTCGAACTGGAAATCGTCATCGGCGGTCAGCGCATCGGCGTCGTCGAAATCGTTGTACGTCGCTTCCTTGATCTCGGAGATCGAGACTACCGGATAGCGGCTCAGCCAGATCGAAGCGGCGCGCGGCTCCCTGATCGTCTTGTACTCGACGATGTCCGACTCGAGCGAGAGTGTACGCCCGCAGCCGCCTTCGCCCTGTAGTTGTCCGGACACGCCCGTGATGATCTGGGTCAGCAGCGTGTCGGAGTCTTCATCGCCGATGCCGAGGCGTGCCTTGAGTTGTGCGAGAGTACAAAGCATTTCGCTCTCCGGTGTCAGCAACGGAGGGAGCGGAGGAAGCGGAGGAAGGCGACGGCCTTGGTTCTAACCCAGTCTCAGGCCGTCCTCTGCTTACTCTGCTGCCTCTGTTGCTATTTTTTGCCCGTGACGATCTCCACCTGCCCGCCGGCGACGTGTGCCGGCACCAGCGAGATCTCCATCGCGAAGACATCGCCGCGCGGGTGTTTGTGGCCGTGGCAGAAGCACATCGGGCAGATGACCTTGACGGCCGCCATCTCGGCGCCGTCGGCTTCGCGCTTGGTGATCTTGCCCTTGCACTTCTGGCGGATCTCTTCGATTGTCAGTTTTGCCTGCGGCATGGGTGCTCCTTATGCGACGTCACATACGTGACGTCACATCGAGGCGGACGTGCCGTCCGCCGTTAAACCATCCGCCGGCGGCGGGGCAATCCCTGGCCTCCGCCGCCGAGGATGGTTGGTTCCGAGACTTCCTAGCGAGCCTCGGCTTACTTGCCTTGTTGTGGCCGTACCGCCCTCTGAGATCTCTGCGTCCTCTGCGGTTTAATGCCTTTGTCTGCGACGCCCATCTGCTGCTTGTGGGCGGCCGGTACGACCCGCTTGTTTGCGTAGCGCCGGATCATTTCTCACCGCCCGACAGCATACGGACACCGCCGGTGGCGTCGCCGAGGATCTTGCAGCCGTGCGCCTTTGCCCGCTCTCGCGGGATCACGGCCTGTCGCGGCGTGATCTTTGGCGGGCCGTTGCGGCGCGGCTCGATGTCCGGCGAGATCAGGATCCCGTCGATCGACATCTTCTGGGTCACCTCGACGCGGACCATGCCAGCCTTTCCGGGCGGCTTGCCTGTCTTTTTTGCCATATCATTCTCCTGGCGGACGTGCCGTCCGCCGTTAAACAAAGACCTCGTCGTCCTCGTCGTCCTTTGTGCTCTTTGTGCCCTTTGTGGCAGGGCCGTTGCTGTTACTGCGTCATGGCCGGCGGCGCCGCCAGGCCGGACAGGCCGAGGACCACCCAGCCGACTGTGCCGTCCACGAACAGCAGCGACGCGGAGTCGCCGGCGTCTGCAAACACGATGGTCGCCCAGCCGGTCGACGTGGTCGGCGTGAGCGTCCCGTCGCCTCCGCCGTCGGTGCCTAGCGTAATCGCCAGCACCTGCCCGATCACACCGTCGGCCAGCGTCAACGCCTCGGCGTCGGCGCCTGTGGTCTTGGTAACGATGGCGTGTGTCACGGGTATGGCCAGCGAGTCAGCCGCCGACGTCGTCGCGCCGCCGAGCGCCAATCGTTTCTCCACGGTCGAGACGGCGATGATAGCCGTCACATCCTCATCGGCGCCCGTCGCGGCCGTAAGCGCTATGGCGGCGACACGCTGCGTGGAGGCGTCGTCGGTGTCCAACACGAACGCCTTGCTGCCCGTGCCGGTAGTCAGCAGGTCTCCGACCGAGATCGCTTCTCCGGACGTTACCGTCGCCTGCGTCCCGGCCGGTGCGTAGCGCGTAAACCCGTTTGCCGACGCCGTCATCTCGCAGACGCCGATCACCGAATCGCCGACGCCCGTGGACGCGACTATCGTCCCGGCCGCCGAGAGCTTGACGAACAGCCCTTTCGTCACGCCGCCGGCCCCGGCCTTCGCCCTGGCCGATCCGGTCACGGGCGTCGCGGCCTGCGCCTCGGGCCTGTGCTGCAGGCCGACGAATCCGCCGACTATGATCGCCATCACACAGACGGCGATGTATGTGAGTATTGCTGCTCTTTTCATGCCTTTCATGCCTTTGCTCCTTCTGGGCGGACGTGCCGTCCGCCGTTAAACAGGACCTCATTGTCCTTGGTGTTCTCTGTGCTCTTTGTGCCCTTTGTGGCCAGGCCGTTGCCGTTAAGACGCCGCCGTCGCGGCCCTGACGATCGCGTTGGTCTCGGCTTCCTGGATGTCCACGTGCATGATGGCCCGCATCATGTGCATGTCGGACTCGAACACTACGTGCTCCGAGGCCGAGATATTGATGTCGTGCAGCATCCCGACGATGTGCGAGACGCCCAGGTCTCCGAACCACGCGTAGGCCGTGTCGGCCGAGACGCTGCCGGCGGCGGTCATCGTGTTGCCGGTTGTGAACGGGTAGCCGTCGATGTTCGCCGGCATCTGGCCGCTCGCCCGCTCGTACAGCGGCAGGCCGTTGTCGTCCTGGATCGCGCGGAGCTTCATTAGGACCGAGAGGCTCATGCCCCATTGCGGATCGCGGAACCCGTAATCTTTGGTGATCCCCGCGATCGCGTTGGAGATATCGAAACCCTCCAGCGTCGCCAGCGTCGTGTTGCCGGCGGCGGCGGCGACCTCGGAGATATTGGCCGACTGCATAATGCCCGTGATTCCGCCGTAATCGGCCGACCCGTCGCCGTTGATGATGGCGTTGTCGAGTGCGTACTTCAGCGAGTAGACCAGCTCGATGCCCAGCCAGTTGCCCAGGTCGGTCAGGAGGCTCGATCGCAGGAACTCGTTGGGCATGGCGACCAGTGCCATGAGTTTCTCGGGCTGGATCTGGATCAGGTCCAGTGTCGGCGTCGACCGCGTGCCCTGCGCCCCGGCTGCCGTCCAGTAGGCCGTAAGGCCGCCCGTCCGCTTGGGTATGCTCATCGTGCCGAGCGTCGTCAGGGGGATCCGGCGGCACTGCGGGAAAAAGATGCCCGTGGCCTCGACGTTGCGTATCAGTTCGGGGCGGAACTCGTCGGCGATGATATAGCCGCCGGAAGCGTCGACGTTCGGGTCGAGGTCTTTCTGGCACTTGAACACGTCCTCGGCGATGTCCTTGACGTAGGACGGGCAGAGCTCCATCTTGTTGTTGATCTTCAGGTGCAGGTACGCGCCGTATGCGCCGAACCGCTTGGCCGTCTCATTGTCCAGGAAGCACCGCCTGTCGGCGAGCATCTCCAGGCGGGCGGCCTTGCCGCCGGGCACGACTATCCGCCCGCCGGCGACGCCCAGGCCGGATGCCTTGATTCGCCTGGTCTCCTCGATCGAGGCGTCCAGGTCCTTGCGGAGCTGGTCGGCCTGTGACTGGAGTTCCTTGACCTTGTCGGCCGCCAGGTCGCCGTCGGCCTCGAAGGCCTTGAGTGCATCCTCGACCTCCCTGAGCTTTGCGGCGATTTTTGCCTCGTGACCGTCGTCGCGCTTTGATGCGGGCATGGACGTCATGGCCACCAGGGCCGCAAACAGTTTCATTATCTGTGTCATGTGAGTGTCCTTGTGCTGGGGCGGACGTACCGTCCGCCGTTAAACAGGAGTACATCCGCCTGCGGTCGCCAATAGGCCGTCGCAGGCGTCCGCTACGGCATTGTCGCCCTGATCCTCATCACCGGCGCCGTCGTCGGGATCGCTGTCATCGCAGTCAAGGTTTTCCGCGTGGCAGCCGCCTCCGAGGGCGTCTCCGGTGGTGATCGATTTCATTTCGCTTATCGCATCGTCCAACTGCTCGGCGATGCACCGCCGGTGGACTTCCAGTTGCGTTCCGAGTTCCTCCAGGAGCTTTTCGCCGAGGGCGTCCCCGATCGATTCAGTGAGGGCGTCGACGAGCTTCTGCATCCGGTGGTCGCCGTCGCCTCGCTTGGGGGCCTTCGCCTCCGTGTCGTCGCCGTCGAAGAATTTCTGCGCCAGTTCCTGCAGCGATTCGCGGTTCGCCGGGCAGGGGACCGCCGAGATCTCGATCAGCTCGATCTCGGTCAGGACCCACAATTTGTCGTCGTCCTTCATGCCGGCCAGCGGGCCGCCGAGTTCGGGGAACTCCTTGATGATGTCCTTGACGGTCCCGTAGATGTAGCGGATCGGCAGGAAACCGATCGAGAACGCGATGCCCTTGCCGTCGCGGTCCGAGGCGATCCGCCACCACTCCTCGGCGGCCGCCGTGCGCGCGAACTTGAACTCGCACAGGACCTTCTCGGCGTCGATCTTCATGTCCGTCACCCACCCAATTTGCGACGGCGCGCCTTCGGACGTGCGGTGAGTGTGGGCAGACAGGAACGGGGCGTTTGACGCCATGAACGCCTCAGCGTGAGCGGCGACTGCCGACGGCAGGATCACGTCGCCGTGCCTGTCGAGATTGATCGTAGACGCGACGCCCGTGATCGTGCGTTTCTCTACGTCGACGGCCTTTGAAAAACCCTTGATAAACCGCCCTTGAGCGTCTTTTGACGAGCGTTCAATGACGCCGCTTTCGAGCCCTGTGATCTTTGTCTTACCGTCAGGCATTGGAATCTCCTGGGGCGGACGTGCCGTCCGCCGTTAAACAAAGCGCCTCGCCGTCCTCTGTGTCCTTTGTGCCCTCTGTGGCAAAGCCTATGCCGTTGTCGTAACTCTCAATGATCTCTGAGGCCGGTACCTCGGCACCCTTGCGCCTGCGAGCGGCGAGCTGCAGACACTGGCAGTTGACCGTCTCTGCCGGGCTGCCGGATGCGAAGTCGCGGGGGTACATCAGCGGGATGCCGTTGATGACGAACGGCTCGTCGAGCGGGATCGCGTTGGCGCCCGCGTATCGCGACTCGGCCGCGACGTGCGCCTCGCGGCGTTCGCCCGGCCCGCGCGAGTGCAGCCATGTCTTGTGAGTCATGCCCGCCTTCTTGTGCCCGGCGTGCCGGGCACGGCTCAGCGATTGGCCGACGGCGTTGCGTGCCGTGACCATTGCCGACCGGCGCGACGAGCCCATGATCTCCTGCACGCGGCTAGTCAGTTTGCGTATGCCCTCGCCGTCGTCGATCCCTTCCATCAGCGTCCGTTTGAGATGTTGCCGCGTCTTGTTGTCCACGAGCGTCGAGATCCGCACCGAGTCGGAGGCCATCGCCGAAGTGATGGCGCCCGACGACATCAACTCCTTGAGTGCGGCGGCGAGCTGCTCGCCTTCGAGACCCGCCTCGACCAGTGCCTGGCGGATACCTAATTTAGAAGCGTCGGCCATAAACGCCTTGATGCGGCCTCTGAATTTTTTCTTGGAGTCAGGCTTGCCGAACACCTGGAATAAGATGCTGTTGATGGCCGATTCATCGGCCTTGCTCATTGTTAATTGCTCATTGCTCACTGCCCTCCGCAGGAGTTTGAGGATCTGTTCTTCCTGCCGTGAATAGTGCGTGCGGAGCATGCCGCGGAATCTCTTGGCCAGCGGCGACCAGGATGTGATCCAGCTTTTCCAGATGCGTTTTTTGCCGGCCTCGGAGGCTTTGGTATTGGCAACGGAGGTAGCAGAGGAAGCGGAGGGCGGCGACGTCTCTGGTTTAACCCCATCCTGGTCTTGGTTTCCTCCGCTTCCTCCGCTACCTCTGTTGCTAAACCCGCTCTGCCCGATCTCGTCCGAGTCCTCCGGAGGATTCTCATCCACCGGCTCAACCACATTTCCCTCGGCCGCCTCCTGGGCGGGCACGAGGTTCATCGGCAAGAAGCCGACATCATGCCACGGGCGCTGCGGCAAACCCAGGTCGAGCATGGCGTCGACGTCGCTCATCGGCACGCCCTTGGCAAACAGCTTGTCGGCCGCGTCGAGCCTCGCCAGCCTCATCTCCTGGTAGACCGGGACGTCCTCGACGTCGGCCCACGCCTCGAGGCTGCCCTCGAATCGCGGGGCCAGGTGGACGTCGATCCCCTCGGCGATCCGGCCGACAAGCGGCGCCATCGTATCCTGCCAGAACCGCTGCAGCTCGGCGCCGACAAGTGCGGTCGAGTCGCCCGTTACGCCCACGAACCCGGCCACCGATGCCGGTACGCGGAACACTGCACAGACCTCTTCGCGCGAAAGGCGTTTACCTTCGGGGTAAACCATTTCCGTCAGCGAGTTGGCCATCTGCTTGTACTTGAGCCCGCCCCAGAGGATCGCCAGTTTGCGGGCGTTCGACGGCCCGCCGTGCCGCTGCTGCCACTTCGCCCACATCTGGGAGTCCTGCTCTTCGTTGTACGGGGCTTCCGTCTCGAGCAGCCCGCCGGGCTCGCAGGAGTTATGGAACATCGCGGCGTTGTAGATAGAGGCGTTGTAGTCGGACGCGATGGCCAGCGACGCCGGCTCTCTGGGCGCCAGGCCGCGATTGCGGTCGCGCGGATTGTAGAGGGAGAACGTGATGCACTCGTCGAGCGTCACGGTGCGCGGCGTTCCGTGCGGGTCTCGTATCTGCCAGCCGACGAGGCGAGCGACCATGCCGGACTTGTCGACGACGGCCGTGGACTTGTGGCCCGGTACCGCAATGATCTCACGCGGCCGGCGGCCGACCATGTCCAGCAGCAGCCAGTGAACCGACCCGCAGGTGTACATCAGGCAGACGGTCTCGGTAACGAACTGCGGCCAGGTCTGCTCGGCGTTGGGGCGCTCGAGCAGCGCGTGCAGCTCGCCGGTCTCTACGATCTCGCCTTCATGGGCCTTATATACTGCGGCTTTTTCATTGGGGCCCAGGCGCCTTGATAACAATTCCCTCCTGCGGTGCAGGCCGGCCCTGATGTGTTTCTGGCCCCAGACTCGGCTGGTCCCTGCAGGCTCGCCGCGCGACAGCCGTATCGGCACGCGTGCGGCGTTGGAGTGCAGTGCGAAGATGCAGGCGTGCGTCCAGACGTGCTCGTTGTAGGGCTCGGACGGCCCGCCCAGCGACTGGCCGCCGAGGGTGTCCAGGCCACTGAGGAACATCCGAGCGTACTGGGACAGCGTGTCTTTTTCGGCGATGTCGGCGGCGGGGGCTGTGCGGTCGGCCATTTCGGCGAGCGCGGCGGCGGCTGTAGCAACAGAGGTAGCGGAGGAAGCGGAGGATGTCCTTTTGTCTTGTTGTCTCGCATCCATGCGTTATGTCTTCCTCTGCTGCCTCTGCTACCTCTGTTGCCAATCCATCAATGCACCGAGAGGAACGGCTGTGCGGCCGCGATCCCCGCCGCCATGCGGCACAGTGCGAAGCTGCAAAAGATGTCGCAGTGGCTCTCGGGCAGCAGGGGGTTTTCGGTCTCGATCAGTTTCAGGCGGTCGCCGGACGTGTCGGCCTGTACGGCGTAGATGTCCGTGGCTACATATTTCGTATCACCGTCCATCGGCGGTATGACCTGGTCGACGTCGTCGAACGCCGTCCGCGCCAACGATCCCAGTTCGGCCTTCGACTTGGCCGTGAACGTAACCGGCTGCCATCGGGCACCGAACCTGTTTGAAAGAGTCTCGTTTGAGTCCATGCCCAGGCCCGAGGCGTCCCCGCAGCCGACGTTGCGTGAGTCCGTCCGCATCAGCGACGTGACGACTTCTCTCTGCAGAGAGAACGTGCAGCGGCGCATGATTATCAGGTACCGCAGTGCACGGCGGCCCTGCTGCCTGGGCGAGATTTGATTCGCCCAGACGGACGACAGGTCGCTGTGCCGGGCCACGTCCCAGCCGACTTCCAAGCGGCCGTTGGCCGGGTCGAATCCGTTCAGCACCCTCGGATCCCAGCCGGCGTCGTCCGTGATCTCGATGATCTCGAAGTCGCCGGCCAGTGTGTCCTCGGCCGCCGCCTGCAGTTGTGCCCACTTGATGAGCGCCTCGAGGTCGCCTGTGAACTCGCACATGTACTCGCGGCGCCAGCCCGACTCATCGCCGTACAGCCGCTTGAACGTCTCGATGTCGGTCGGCTCGCCGTTGTTGTCGCGGAGAATGAAGCCTTCGCGTACCGAATCCTCGATCGTTTGGAAGTGGACGCTGTAGGTCTCAGGATCGGACACCAGTTCGCAGAACTTGGTATTGCGGCCTCGGGGCGTCGAGATCACGATCACCTGGTAGCCGCGAGTTGACAGCGGGAAGACAACCCGCCAGTGGTCGTACCCGCCGTTGGGGAACAGGCCGAACTCGGTGAAGATCACGTTGCCGGTAAGGCCGGCCAGCGTATCCGGATCGCGCCCGGGCAGGGCGGTAACGGATCCGCCGCCGGGCAGGTGGAGCGTCCGTGCCGTGCACCTGAACGACTGGTCGAGCTGCTTGTCGTACTCGACGAATTCCCTTTCGGACATGGTGATCTCGCCGGAGAGCTTTGCGGCGAGTTTCAGGGCCTTGGCGAAGTCCTCGCACTTGCGGAACGTGGCGTCCGCCTGGCGCTGAGTGAGCGAGACGATGAACCAGTCGTCGCCGTCGAGCAGTGCATCGTCGACGGCCTTGCCGGCGGCGACAAAATCCTTGCCGCTCTGCCGGTGCGCGCAGCCGACCAGCACGCGCGCCTTGTCACGGAAGAACCGATCCTGCCAGGGCAGCCATTGGATAACACTGGCCTGTGGATCCGCAACGGAGGTAGCGGAGGAAGCGGAGGACGGCGCTTCGTTTTGTTGTGCCTCAACCATTCCGTTCGGTTTCCTCTGCCGCCTCTGCTACCTCTGTTGCTAACCAAAAACCGCCGCTCTGACCTGTGCTATCTGCTCGGCCGATAGCGACCCGTCTGACGTTTTCGCCTTCTTCTTCGCGCCCGCGACCGCGTCGTCAAACGCCGTTTTCATCTCGTCCAGCTTGATATTCAAAAGCTCCGTCTCGGCGTGGACCTTTCCGATCTGCGTGCCCGTGTTCATTAACTTAATGATCTGTGTCGGCGTCATCCCGGCCAGGGCCTCGGGGCCGAGATCGGTGATGACCTCGAACAGCAACTGTGCGATGGCGATCCGCCCGCCCCGCATCAGGTCGGCCTCGTTGTCCGTGCCGATCAGGTCGCAGATCCGCTTGGCCTTCTCGGCGGCCAGGACGATCGACCGCTCGGCGGCCAGCAGCGCCTTGCGGTCCCTGTGTACCGACGTCCTGCCGACGTGCACGTCGTGCGACTTGAGCCACAGCACGATCTCGTCGATCGTATATGTCTGCGTGTCCCTCAGTCTCGCCTCGTATTCGGCCCACAGTCCGTTGCGCACGTCGCAGGCCTCGGGATCTTCGGCCGCACACTCGGCGCTGTGCCCGCCGGGCAGTGCCGCGACGCGGCACGCCTTGACCGCCAGTTCCCGATAGGCCGCGCTGTGTCGGACGCGGGGGCTCACGATGTTCGCCCTCCGGGGGCACTGGGCACTGGGCACTGGGCACTTAACGACTCCAGGAACCGGGATAGCAGTGATCGCACCGCGCCTTGCTGCGCGTATGTCCCGGCGTGGACAGCGTCGTCGGGACCTGCGGGATGCAGGACCAGGTCCGCCGATCCGCACTTGGGGCATCTCAGGCGTCCGCCCATCGCGCTTGCGATCCGCGCTCCGGACAGAATCTCCTTGAGTGTCTGCTTGTGCCCGCAGTCCCTGCATTCAGGTACCTGGAAGTCGTATCCGTCCGTACTCATCAAACGGGCCCTTCCTTCGTGACCTTTGTGCACTTTGTGGCCATGGTGATTGCCGTCATCTCTGCCCGCCGGTGAACTCGTCGATCTTGCCCCACGGGCATCCGGCCCGGTGGAAGTCGCGGCCTCTGGACGTGGATCTATAGATCTTCTTGGGCATCGGCCCGGTGAAGCCGGGCGCGTCTTCGACCACCAGCAGGCCGTCGTCGATCATGTCGACGAGTTCGGCGTCGATCTCGCCGCGATCGTGCTGGATGGCGGATGTGGCGAACGCGCCATATATCTGGTCTGCGAGCAGGCCGACGTCGGGATTCGCCGCGAAGGCGTTGCAGATCGTCCGCAGTATGTCCTGCCTGATCCGCCTGGACTCGGCCGTCTCTCTGGAAATCATGTCGCTGCCTCCAACGGCTTGGCCACAAAGGACACAAAGGGCACAAAGTTGTTAC